GATGAAAATACTTCTGTTCTAGGTTGGATTATACTATCTGCGTCAGTTGCAGAAGTTTTAAAAGAAGCAAAATCAGATTCAAAAGCACTATCTGGTAATCCTTTTCCATATCTACTATTTCTTAAATAATCTAATAATACTAATGCAGAGTTTGGTGTCCATGAAGTTGAAGAATCTCTAGGGTCAAAAACCTTTTTACCTTTTAATGTTACTCTTACTTGTGGAATTGAACTAAATACATCTTGATTCCATTTAAATCTAAAAGCAACATAAGATACACCACTTAATTTATGGTCTGATGTCCAATTAGTAGAGTTGGTTAATATTGATGATGCAACTTGTGTATCAGTTCCATTGAATGCTTGAACTTGTATTAGTGAACCACTTTTATAAAAATTAGCATCTCCACCTGAAACTTCTCTTGTTGTTCCATGATCTAAGTCGCCATCAAAGATAACTTGTTTATCGTCTATAAATATTTGTTCTACTTCTTCAATCTCTCCTTCACAAAGAACACCTGCCATATATAGATATTGATTATCTGTTCCTGATGATTCTACAAATACTCTGGTAATTCCAACTTGTCGTCTGCCATATACAATAGGGATTTGTGCATTGTTAGATTGCTTATTAATTAATACACCTCGTTCTTCTTCTGGTGTATCAAACTCAGGAATATCAGGAATAGGAATTAACCAACCAATAAAACTTGTTACAACATTAACAATTGCTTCAACTATACCACCCATTAGTGATAACTCCTTTTAAACTTTTGACCTATTCTATAAATATCACTATCTACTCTTAGCCAATTAATAGAACTATCTACCTTTAATTGTTTTCTAAAATAATTATAAACCCAACGCATCATTTTAAATGTATTTTTAATAGATACAATCTCTATTAGCCAAATATTATTACCTGACTTCCATTCAGAAGGTTTGATCTTTCCTGTTTGCTTGAATCTTTTTTCTACAATGTCATGCACATAAGCCCAATTAACAAAGCCAACTAATTCATCATTATCATAAAATTTCTTAAATTGATTAAGTTTGATTGATGGTGATAAATAATATTGTAATTGACTATCTGGTTTTTCTTTATAACGATCAAATTTTTTAAATAGATTAATTACATCTTGCATTATGCTCTACCCCATTTAATATCTTGTACTGTTTGTGAAGCTAATTCAAAACCTTTATCAGTTGAAAAATGTATTTGTTGTGAGCCTGTGTTTGTTTTTCTACCTTCTATTTTACTAAAGTCTGACCAATGAGAAGCAACAACTATATTTGCATTAGATTGATTGATACTTTCATCAATACTAAAAGATTCTATTCTACCTTTAAATAAAAGAAATGGGTCTGCAATAACAGCTTCGCTAGTATTTAATAACCCTTTATAAACTTCTGCTTCTTTCTCCATATAACTATTAGATAAAAACAGAGATATAATTGTTTGATCTGCACCTGAAAAAGATAAAGTAATATTACTAACTTCTACTTCTGAAGATTCTGTAACACTTGTTAATTTGGTAAATAGTGAAGATGCTGAATAAGTATTAGAGTCGTATGTAATATCTTTGTAATGATCGGTAAATCTAAACCCTGTACCTACATTTATATAAACAAGTGTAATAGGTTGTAAACTATCTGTTGCAAGTTCATTCTTTAATGCTGTTGTTAGTGTTCTCGTCATATTCTTCGTAAATTGTTTGAGTTAGGCTTTCTGTACCTTTTAACATAGTATATTCGAATTTGCTATTAGGTTTCTTGTATTCTTTAAGATCATTGGTTTGCGTATCTATGTCATCTTCATTAACAATAATTTCGGCAACAAAATCGGCATTTATTTTGTGAGTTATCTTATACTTTTTCACTATAGATTTTCTATTAAGTCTATCTGATACTTATAAAGATTATTAGTTACAATGGAATATTCTTGAATGTCATTTGAAAGTCTTACAGTAAAATCAACATTGTCATAAACTAAAGCAATATTATTAGCTACATTTGTTCTCAATGGTGGTTCAAAAGTAAGAGTTCCTTCACCTGAACCATCTGAATCTAAATCTTCTACTGCCATATAAACTTTATCTTGTCCTGTAAATCTAAAGTAATCTCCAGCTTTTAAAATATCACTCGTGCTTGTAGCCATACCATCTATTGTGCAAGTAATTGCACCAGCAGTAATAGCACCATCAACACTTATAGTTCCTGAGGCAACACCTTGTGCATTTGATATAACAGGTGGAGTAACTGTAAAGGTATTTAATTTTGCTCTTTGTTTCATTATAAATGCTTTAATAGGTGCAAAGTTTGATCTGTTCATTGGTGCATAATCTAAAGTGATGGTAAATTTTTGTCCGTCTATTTGTCTTGTTTGAACTCTACCAGATGTTGTTACACTAACAATAGTATTTTGTTGTGAGCCTATACTAGCATCTTGTGCAACTGGAGATGTTGGAAATTGTCCACTCATATTATACTAATGCCTCTTTACCTTTTTCATTTAATGCAGAATTAATTACATTAACGATTGTTGCTCTGTTATCAATTAATAATTCTTTAACACCTCTTACATCTGTTGCGTTAATTGTAAAATTAACATTTGTAGAACCACCACCATTTCCTGTGCCTCTAGCTGATTGTGTAATTTGTCCTGTTTGATTAGGTACAAATAATTCAGCACCATTTTCTCCTACCACGATTGGTTGACCTTTTGATACAGCACCACCTTTTGCAAATCCTAAAAATCCTAATCCAATACTTAATAAAGAACCTCCTATACCACTACTAGCACCACTTAAAGCCATTTGTTTTCTTTTTTCATTTGTAATCATTTTTTCAATAGCAAGTTCAACACCTTTTTTTGCTATTACTGATATTAATTGACTTAATACTTCTACTGCTAAAGTTCTTGCCATATTACTAAATGTTTCTTTAATATCTTTACCTAATAATAATGATTCAGCAAGTCCTCTTGAAAAAGAATCTACACCTCTATTAATAAAACCTACAATTTCATTAGATATACTAAATTCTGCATTTTGCTCTTTAATTTTTTTAAATACTTGACCTTGAATATCGTTCTGTTCTTTAAATTTTTTTACACCTTCTGTTTCTAATGTATGAAATTCTAATCTCTTTTTATTACTTTCTTCTTGAATAAAACTTTGTAAGTTTAATTGTTTTTCTTTTGCTTTTGCAATAGCTTGTTCAATTTGTGAAATATTAAACAATTCTTCTTTTGTTTGTATCATTACTTTATGAAAATCTCTTGCATTAGGTAATAATTTCTTTTCAGTAGTACCAGCTAATTTTCCAGTTCTTCTATTTACATCATCAATAATTAAACCAACACCAATTAATTTTCCTGTAAATCCACCCATAGCTATTGCAGCAAGTCCTATTATAGATTGAAAATCTCTAAAATTTGTTGTTAATGTTTTAAGTGAATTAGATACTTTTAAAATAGCTACTGCAAGATTTTCTCCCATTTCTCTACTTAATCTTCTAATAGCCTGATCATTATCTTCTGTAAATTGTTTTAAATCTCCTAATTGTCTTTTAAGTTCATCAAAAAATCCTGCTGCTATTTCTGTTTGAATTGTAAAGAAAGCATCTTTTAAGTTTGATACAGTTCCTTTTAAAGTTTGTGCTAGTTTGTTTGTTAGTTCTCCAAACTTACCACCAGTTCCAAATGCTCTTGCTAATCCTAAAATAGATTCATCTACACTTGTTTTAACTCCAGCAGAGAATCCAGCCATAGCTGTTACTGCTCTATCTCTAAATAAATCTGCTGAACCTATACCAGCACTAAATGATCTTTGTATTTGTTGTGAAGCTAACGCAAAATCTCCACCTAATTGAACTGCTGTGTTACCAGTAATTTTTAATAATTCTTCAAATGATATTCCAAGTGATTCTGCTTTTTCAGAAACAGTTGCTAAAGCTGTTACACCTTGTTGAATGTTTGATAGTTCGAATGGAGTTGTCTTTGCAAATTTTGTAACTGTATCTAGTGCTGCTTTACCTTTTTTAGCACTACCAAATAATGCTTCTAATTGAACACCTAATTCTTCAATTTGCATACCAGCATTAACAATGCCTTTAAGTACAATACCAGCACCCAAACCAATAAAAGCATTTTTTAAATTAAATATAGAACCTTTAACTTTAGAAAGAGTACCTTGTAGTCTATTAAATGCCTGTTTGGATTTATCTTTTGCTACTATGTCTATATTGAGTCTTTGATTTGCCATTATTTAAAATTCCTTGCTTCTGCTAATGATTGGTTTCTTTTATACCCATCTTGCTCTTTTTTCAAGTAGGCTAACCATAAATTATAATGACTTACTGGCATATCAAGAACTTGTTGGATTGTGAGATGTAATCGTTCTGCAATAACTAAAAGCGACCTAACATCAGGGTCGCTATCTACTTTTTTTCTGCTTCCTCGTAATTAGTATCTAAAAGTATTTGATTGGCAACATTAGATATAACATTAGAGTCTGCTTTTTTTCTTAAAGCAAATTTATCATTAACATCAAAGGCTTTAATCATTTCTCCTTTGTCATTTTTGACTTGGAGTTTCATTATAAGCAAATCAACTAGAATAGTTAAGTCTTGAAAGTTATTAGACTTTTTAAAGATAATATTTTTTTCTTCAAGAGTTAATGGTTCTGAATAGAATATACTAGCATTTCCATGCTCGTCTTTCCATTCTTCTACCTCAATAATGATAGTTTTAAGAGTTTCAAAATGGGATTTAACCCTGTCTATAATTGACATAAATTAAATTAAACTGTTCCTACAGTTAAAGCACCAGTACCTTGAAAAGTAACTGTTCTTGAAATAATTGCGTCCATTGAACTATTGATACTCATACCAGTAATAATTCCTGTTCCAGTATAACTAGCATCTCCTGAAGCAGCACCTTCTGGTAATAAGATAAAAGCAATAGATGCACCAGCAAGTAATGCTTCTTGTTGAGAAGAACCTTCATCAAAGTGCATTTCTAAAGTACCTGAAAATGATGTTCTACCAGTTACAAATGATTTTGTTGCATCTGCTAAATTAGTATCTTCAACTACATCTCCTGTAGTTTCTATTGTGAAACCAGTTAGTTCGCCACAAGCTGTTCCA